CGAGCGTCCCAGTCGGTACTACCTTCGGGCTATCTGAAACAGACTGGCGGCGAACCGCTATCGGCTCAAGAGTTGAGCGATCTTGCAGCACAGTTCAATCTTGCGCGCACCTCTGGCAACAACACTGCCGCGCTCAATGAGTTCTTGGAGTATGTCCCTACACAGGCAACACCGGACAAGATGCTCATGATTGAGTCCGCCGATTATTCGGCGCGCGATCTTGGACGCATCCTTGGCGTCCCGTCCTATTTGCTTTCGGTCTCAATCGGTGCTTACTCATATCAGTCATCCCAGCAATCAAGAATCGATCTTTGGACTTACGCTTGCAAAGCCCTCGCTGACTGCATCACCGAAACACTTTCGTCAGACAATGTGCTTCCTCACGGAACCTATGTCTGCTTTGATGTATCAGACTTTTTAGCCGAGGCGTACATGGGCGGCGACATGGCAGACCCAATGAGCAACGAAACAGATATCCCCAATTCAGCACTCATGCAAAGTTAGGATTCCAACATGATCAGACTTAATTCAGAATCTTTCACGATTGACGCCGCACAAGGCGAAACAGGACGCCGCACCATCTCGGGAATTGCAGTGAGATACAACACTCCTGCCCGAGTAAGTGATGGGTCGATGGTCGCGTTCGCTCCGGGATCGCTGCCTGTGGACGGACGCGCACCAACGCTTCAGATGTACCACGACTCAAGCAAGGTAATCGGCACAGTGACCGATCGCCTAGAAACCCCTGAAGGAATGCTCTTTGTTGCAAAGATCTCCAACACAAACCTTGGAAACGAAGCTCTTGTCTTGGCCTCTGACGGAGCCCTGCCAGAAGTGTCCGTTGGCGTAGAGCCAATCAAGTTCGCCTACGACAAAGAAGGAACAATGGTCGTCACGCAGGCATCGTGGAGCGAGCTGTCGCTTGTCTCACGCGGCGCATTCGACGCCCCGATACAACAGGTCGCGGCATCCACACCCGAAGAAGAAGAACCAACTACTATTCAAGAAGAACCTCAACAGGAGACAGAAACCATGAACGAAACAGTCGAAGCCCCAGCAGTCATCGAAGCATCCAAGGCAACTCAAACAATCTTTGCAACTGCGAAGAAAGAGTTCAAGATGCCAACAGCCGCCGAATATATTTCGGCCATGGTAACCAACGGAGACAAGTTTGCAGCGATGCGCGAAGGCATTCAAGCTGCCGCTCCTGATGTCATCACAACAGACATTCCGGGTATCTTGCCACTGCCAATCGTGCAGCCTGTCTACAACAACTTTGTCGGTCGTCGTCCAGTAGTTGATGCTGTCGGAGTAAAAGCAATGCCACAAGGCGGCAAAATCTTTATTCGTCCAGAAGTAACAACTCACACTTCAATCGCAGTTCAGTCCACACAAAACACAGCACTCCAAGACGGAACTTTTGTTGTAACCGATAACCAAGTCACCAAGGGAACCTACGGCGGCTATGTAACTTTGTCTGAACAATCAATCGACTGGAGCACTCCAGAAGTGATTGGTCTTGTACTTGATGACATGTCACGCATCTACGCGAACGCCACCGACAATGTCGCAGCGGACAACTTGAAGACAGGTGCAACAGTCACCGCTGCATTCGGCAACGATGCAACGAACCCTGCACAGTGGAGCGCATTCGTAGCAGGTGCAGCACAAACAATCCTTTCAGGATCAAATGGAAACTTGCCTACACACTTGTTCGTCTCGCCGAACATGTGGGGCTACTTGCTCGGCTTGACCGACACAGCTGATCGTCCGTTGTTCCCAGCAGTGGGCCCAATGAACGCATTCGGCAACTTGCTACCGGGACAGCCAAACGGCGTTGCCTTCGGTCTTCAAGTAGTAGTCGATCGCAACTTTGCAACAGATACCGTCATCGTTGGCGATGCTTCGGGCTACGAGATCTTTGAGCAGCAGAAAGGCGCGATCTCGATCGATGTCCCTTCAACACTCTCACGCACTCTGGCCTTCCGCGGATACTTCGCGACATTGATGATTGACGCTTCCAAGTTCGTTAAAGCGACCTTCTAACCAGCCGATAGGAGGCTTTTATGGCCGCCTACACGGTCACACATAAACAGCTCACCGACAACTACGCGGTCTTACAACTTCTTACAGAAGCCGAGATTGAAGTCGGTGCAAGCGTTGTCATCACGAATGTCGATGCGACTTTCAACGGGACTTACATTGTCTACGCTTTACCGCAGTATGCGTTTATGGGCGTGGACGATGAAGGGGATCTTCTCTTTGATCCTGCGGTCACCATTCCGAATCAGGTGCTCTACGCAAAGACCGCTTCTGATGTCGCTCGCACTGCCGCTTCTGGCACGCTGACAATTACGCAGACTTGCACTTGGGTCACTTCAGCGATGCTCGAGGACTGGCTCGGTATTGGTACAGCGACCGCAGCTGACGCCGCCTTCCTGACAATCTGCGCTTCGGCATGCTCACAGTTTGCGTGGCGTCGCAGAATGGAAGCCGGCTACATTGACTCGCTAACGACTGTCCCTTCGCAAGATGTCTTGCTTGGAACCCAGATGTACGGTGGCGCGCTGTACCGCCAACGCGGATCAGTAGATCAATTTGCTTCATTCCAAAATATGGGAGTAACTCCAGTCTCGGGATTAAACGGAATGATCCGACAGCTCCTCGGGATTGACCGTCCGCAGGTCGCCTAATGGCTGTACCTAATTACACAGATCTCTTCAACGAAGGATTCGACGATCTTGTCGCAAAGCTCTCGACGGTGAGCGGTCTTCAGGTCAATAACGATCCGCGGAATATCACGCCTCCTTCAGTGTTCGTAAATATCGACTCGATTGACGGCTACAACTACAATGTCGCAAAGTTGAACTTTACTTTGCAGATCATCACGCTTGGCCCCGGCAACCTAGACGCCCAGAAGAGCTTGCTCAATATCCTTGCCCAGATCTACGCACTCAATATTGGCGTGGTCTCTGGACGCCCTACAAGCCTAGATATTGGTGGCTCGACTCTTCCTGCCTACGAGCTGTCGGTCACGACTGTCGTGCAAACCGCCTAATCCACACATCAGGCTTCATTATGTGTCAAACTAAATCCAACACTTCCAAGGAGTAACTCATCATGGCCACTTCAACAATTCTCAGCAATCCGCAAGTCAAATTTGGATCGGTAGACCTCTCGGGGTGGTGCACAAGCGCAGTCTTGACTCGCACTGTGACCGCACTAAATGACACGGTCTTCGGCAACACTGCAAACACTTTCACAGCTGGCCTTGAGGATAACGAATTGACCGTTACCCTTTTTCTTTCCTACGAAGCATCAGCCACCTACGCCACACTCGCACCGCTTGTTGGAACAAAGTTTGTCGTCACGGTAAAGCCAACGACCGCAGCTGACTCGGCTACGAATCCGGGCTTCATTTTGACGAATACTTATCTCGAGTCTTTACCTGTAATTTCTGCATCGCTTGGAGAGCTCCAGTCCGTTGATATAACAACCATGGGCGGTGTCTACAGTGTGGATGTCACTCCGTAAATAACGGCCTTCCTTGGCCCGACGAAAGGAAACGATGAAAATCAAACTTACGCTTACACGCGAAGACAAAAAAGAGTTACTCATCACAAACCTCTTTGCCATCTCTGAATGGGAACGCTTAGAGAATCGTCGAGTATCTGACGGACGGGGAATTGGTGCATCAGACATGGCGTGCTGGGCGTACATCATGCTCGGCATCAAAGGCGAAACACTTCCCCCAACTTGGCGCGAATGGCTCAAAGCGAACCCAGATGTCGAGATCGGCGTAGAGGACTCAACTGATACAAACCCTACGGACGCGGCTACAGGCGACAACTCGCCGAACTTGTAGTCGCGACAGGGTGGGCTCCCACTTTCTACGCTGACACCTTCGACACGCGAGATCTAAGTACCATTGTCGCAGTGCTAGAAAAACAAAACAAAAAGAGGTGACATGGCTGACGGACTCAACACAAAGATCGAGATCTACGGCCTGAAGGATGCGATCAAGCAGCTCAACTCTGTAGAGCCGGGACTTCGTAATCAGATTGCAAAAGACTTTAGAAATGTGGCAAAACCTGTCATCAATGATGCACTTATGCTAATCCCTAACACCGTTCCACTGTCTGGCATGGGTCGCAGTTGGACTACAACTTCGGGCTTCAAGATGCTTCCTTGGGAAGCAGGACGCAAGCAAAAAATATCTGCCAAAATAAACACCAAAAAAGTCTCCGAGTTCCGTGGACAGATCCGCAATGTTGGCGTCTTCAACATCATCTACTCGGGATCTACTGGCACACTTTTTGACATGGCGGCAAGCGGAAAACTTGGAAAAGCACTATCGGCGCGATATGGGATGCGATCAAGAGTAATGTGGAAAGCAATGGAAAAGAACCAAGGCACAGTCGAGTCGGAAATGCGGCGAATCGTTGAAACTGTCATGGACAAAGTTGATAGGAATGTGGTCGAGTAATGGCTTCAGTAAATATCCCAATTATTTCCGAATTTGATGCCAAAGGCACTCAAAAAGGAATCAAAGAGTTCCAGTCGCTTGAGGGCGCATCCGCTAAAGCGTCTTTTGCTATGAAGAAAGCTGCATTGCCAGCAGCCGCCGCAATCGCAGGAATTGGAATTGCCCTAGTCGGTGCTACCAAGGCGGCAATGGAAGACCAAGCCGAACAGGTACAGCTTGCCCTTGCACTTGAAAATGTAACTGGCGCGACTGACGCACAGATTAAAGCGTCCGAGGACATGATATCGAAGATGAGTTTGGCATCTGGTGTCGCGGACAGTGAGCTTCGTCCGGCTCTGGCCTCGTTAGTCCGAGGAACCAAAGACATTGAAGAAGCAAACCGCGCACTCGCTCTCGCACAAGACATCTCTGCTGGATCAGGTAAAGATCTTGCGACCGTCTCCGATGCGCTTGCTAAGGCTTACGGCGGAAACATGAAAGGACTTGCTGCATTAAGTCCAGAGATTAAAGCAATGATTAAAGACGGTGCATCTTTGGAAGATGTAATGAATGTCCTAGGCGGATCATTCGGTGGAGCATCTGACGCCGCAGCCGCTACTGCATCAGGTGGAATGAAGCGTCTAGGAATAGCTCTTGCAGAAACAAAAGAGTCAATCGGTGCAGCACTGCTTCCAGCAGTTGAAGCTCTTCTTCCCGTTTTAATTAAGTTTGGTTCATGGGCACAAAACAACACTAAAACGCTTCTAATTATCGCAGGCGCAATCGCTGGAGTCTCGGCAGCAGTCTTGCTATTTAACACCGCAGTCGGAATCGCCACACTTGTCAATACTCTTTTTGCATTGAGTCTCACCGCCGCCCAGATCGCAATGGTCGGATTCATTACTCTCGGAATCGCAGTCCTCATCGCCGCACTTGTCGCGCTTTACTTCAAGTTTGACATTGTCCGCAAGATCGTGGACACCGTATTTGATGCCATGCTTGCAGGCGGTAAAGCGGTCTTTAACGGACTCACAACATACTTCACAGGGGTCTTCAACATTTACAAATCACTCTTCAACGGAATTGCCAAAATGTGGAATAACACAATCGGCAAACTTGAATTCACTATTCCTAAATGGGTGCCCGTAATCGGTGGCAACGGCTTCTCCGTACCAGATATTCCTTATCTGGCAGACGGTGGAATCGTGACAGGGCCAACGCTTGCAATGATCGGCGAGCGCGGCCCTGAAGCGGTCATCCCATTATCGGGACGCAATAGCGGTATCGGTGGCGGCATCAATATCACCGTGAACGCGGGTCTTGTATCCACCCCAGCACAAATTGGGCAACAAATCATTGA